TTCCTATATTGCTCCAGAATACGTTTAATGTGTGGGGGGAAGGTTGAGTCAGTTCCTTGAAGATCAGAGATGTTTTTTATATTTGATCCCATCATTACTTTTACAGGAGTAGACTCCTTCTTTAAGTAATAAGTTATCAAATCAAAACAAGCTAATTTCAAGTCACTTGGAGTAGAGGAGTAACCACCTTTATATACTAATTTAATTGATTTTGTACCTCTTGGAAAAGAGCCAGCACTTCTGACAATCTCCTGAGATTCACTATCAATTTCATATTCTCGATCTGCTGTCCAGTATTCACCGGCAGTTTCACAAGTTGATTGAGTAGTATATGATGTATCACTACATTCACCAGTCCATCGTTCAGCAGTAAATGCCCATGCATTTCCTGTAGTATGTCCAGTAGTAGCTGCAAATGTTACAGCTATGTCGCCCTCTAAAGTTTGACTAGAACCAGTAATTGCGATACTAGTGTTCTTCCAATTTGACCCGCCATCCCGAGACCACTTTATGGTATCTGGAGTTCCTGTGCTATCTATTTGTACTTTGTAACTACGTCCAACTTCACCTGACGACGTATTTGCGTTGTACCCGGTGATCGTTAAATCATTTAAGCCTGACCCTGTGAAAGTGTCATTATTAATACAAGTAGATTCAGTTGTCAATGAAGAGATACTACACTGAGCAGTACCTGATTCTAATAGATGATAATTGTTACCATCTGAGTTGTTGTTTTCGACAGTTGCTTTATCTGTCTTAGAACTGTTACGTTCTAATAGTTGCACAACTTCCACAATTGGAAGTTCTGCCGGAAAGATAGAAGTTTCTCCATTAGTCATGTCGAAATATTCTGTCTTCTCTGTTGAGTAGTAGTCTATAAAACTACGACCACAATAGGTTTTTATAAGAGAACTTATATATATACGCATACTATTAATTTCAGCATCTCGTGTGCTGCTACTAATTCCTGCGTATGCCTTATAAGCGCTAACAGTTACTAAATCTGCCATTAAAATTCCCTTATAAAAACCGGCTAGATATTATTCTAGCCAGTTTTCACTAATCAGTTATTAACCGAACTTGATTAAGCACATTGAAGCTTTACCAGCTGCTCCAGCCTCTTTAGCTATAAAGCCAAAGCGACGAGTTGCAACCATAGCTTTTTGCTGTGCGATTACATCTGTAGCTTGCTCAATTGTTAATGCTCTGTAATTACCAAGTAGGTAGTTACTAGGATTAACCAGAATAGCTTGAGCTTTAGTAGTAGCTGTTGCTTCAAAAGCATCAGAAACTACTAGAGGCATACCCCAAAGTTTACCTAACTCACCAGATAAGATAGTAGCATTATCACCATATTTATCAACGGTAATAACATCAGAATCATCTAGTAAACCATAGTAAGCTGCTTGTGATAGGAATACAACCACATCTGCAGGATTCATACCCCATTGGCCCATGTTCTTACGAGCAGTTAATATTTCAGCTTTAACTACTAAATCACTAGCTGAGCCAGTAGTTACTGTATTACCAGTATGTCCACCTGCTAGTTCTTCTAACTCTGTAAATGGAGCTGTAACACCTGTGCCTAAGATAGAAGCATCTGAAGTACGAGCCATTCTACGAACAATCGCATCACGAATCATTCCAGCAACTGGAATAAGTGCATCTTCTTCTTCTTCATAACCTAAGTACTCACGAGTAGCTAGTTTATGTGCAGTCAAAGTGATTTCTGTTAATGCATGCTTTTGAGTTGCCCCAGAAGAAGTGTCATTAAAAGCTGTACCAACTGCATCGCCATCGTTTAGCGCTCCAGAAGCTACCCAAGTAGCGTCCATGCCGGCATCTGGGTTGAATGGGAAGTTCATAACACGAGCGTTCATTTGAACTGCGTTAAAAACTGATTCAACTACAACACGATTTTTAATACCATCATAAATTGTATTGTTCCAAGTAGTTTCCCAATCTGTATCAGCAAAACGTGTAGACTTTTCAATCAACTGTTTGCCAATATTTAATTGATCAATACTTTTGCCTAAAATCTTAGAAGTCATATAAGCTTGGTTAAGCTCATCGGCAGATGGTGCATCTGAACCAACTTCTGAGAATTGCATCTTAGACTTAGCAATTGCTGCTAACTCTTCTTTATTTGCTTTAAGTTCCGCTGACATTTCATCAATTGCTTTCGCATAGTTGTCATCGTTATCTCTAATTTTCGCTTCTAAAGCTTCTGCAACTTTTTCAGCTTGGGTCTTACCCACTGTTATATCGGAAAGGTGGGCCTCTGCGGTAGCTTTAGCTTCCTTCTCAGCGACTTCAGCCTTATATGTCTCAATAGCGTCTGTTGACGCTTTAGCCATAAATTCCTGTAGTTCTTTCTTATCCATATGTAGTTCCTTAAGAATATTATCCTGAGAAGAATCCTTCTCACTTTTTGTTAAATCGTTTTTCTCTTCTTCATGTCCAAAAGACTTACGAAAAGTTTGATACTCTTCTTCATTCTTAAATGACTTTTCTAAAGAAAAAACCGAATCTTGGTTTGCGGGAACAGAAACAACACTAATTTCATAAAGCTCTAAGTCTTTAATGTAAAAAGTATCATCTTCCCTGTCGTAGTCGGCTTCTTTTAAATTAAACCCTACGCTAAATGTTTTTAAAACACCGTCTTTTATTAAGTTATATACTTCACCTGCAGCCTTACTAATTTCTGCAACGATTTCCAATCCCTTGTCGGTCACATTGTAATCAACAGTGGTACCAACTGGACGTGAATAATCATGGAAAGCAAGGACTATAGGGTTCTTTAGATAATCATCCATTCCCCCCTTTTCCCAAGCTTCTTTAACGATTACATCGCCACTTCGGTCTTTGGAAACAGTATTTGCATAACCTTTTATTGTTAGAGAGTCTTCCGACATCTCTTTTTCAACAACATTAAACAATGAATTGATTTCAAACTTTTTATTCATTATCATCCTCGTTTCCCTGAGGTCTTCCACCCTCAGAAGGGTTGCCTGCACTACCAGCTATATTTGCCGGTATGCGTAAATCATCATGACCATCTATCGTTTCTAATCTTAATGCAACTCTAGCTTCATTTGGAGTAATAACTCCACCGTTAACTAAAGTGCTGTAGTATCTTGCTTTATCGTCTAACTCTGGCTGTAAAGGCGAGAGTTCTTCCAGTGCTGCTGCTAGGTCATAACCAAAATATCGTTCTAATCCGCTAATTAGTTTCCTTACTAGGGGTAAAACGGTCTCTTGATACATTAATCTGTGATTAGGTCTAATATTTGCATTATTTCCACCTTTTAATAAAATTGGTGGAACTCCTAAAACTTTAAGGATAGTATCCTCTAAGTTACTCACAGAATCTTCAAAGTCTAATTGTTTAAAGTCCACATTAGATATACTGTCTATCTCTAGACCCCCGTCCAATACTAAAGGTCTACGACCTCCACTTTTAGGGTTATACTTCTGTGACCAAGAATTAATTAGTCTCTCTTTAACCTTAGTACTAAGAGTATTAGGACTCTTTAGTATAAGGCCAGGTACTGCTCCATTTTTGAAGAAGTTACCTTGAAAATCTCTCATATTATAAAGTAAATTTATGGAGTCTCTAGCTGAAAGCAGTCTAGGTGTCCCTCTATAAATTGACTTAGTAGAATTATCTCTAATGTGGATAATTTCATCGGGCTTATATTTAATATCTGAATATTCGTACCCTTTGATAAACGTTTTTTTATCTGGTATTACTCTAACGTTATCAGCAGGTAAATGATATAAGTGCACCCCATCATAGTATATAAAACAGTTTCCATCCATTAACATATCTAAGAATAAATTTCTTCTAAATGCATCCGCGTTTTGATACGGATTAGGTTGTCTGTTTAATAAACTTACTAATTTTTTGTGTCTGATAGTTGCTATACCTGGAAAAGCTTCTTTATCTCCAACATCTATCCCTATCTGGGATGCTGAGTCAACTATCATGTTAACCCCTCGGTTAACTACCTCTAATTTTTCAAAAGCTCTTTCATAAGGCAATGTAGAGGTTAAAGAACCTTGATCTCCTTGAGCTCCTGCAATTATAGGTTGTGCAGGATTTAACTTCTGCACGAAATTCTTAAATATACCCATATTCTTTTTCTCTTCTTTTTCCAACCCAACGTTGTTGTTTAGGCCCGGTTACTAAGGAAGGCTTTTTCCCGTATATCGAATGAAGTTTTAAATGGTGTGTATGACAGAGAGTAACTGTATCATCATATATTTCTTTATGATGCGCGTCAATAAACTCATCTCTCATATCCATCATATCTTCAGAAGTCAATATAACAAGGTGCTTTTCTTTAATCCACCTATTAAGAAGCTCTGTTACACTAAAGAAGTGATGGAAATCAAGTGATTCCTTTACTCCGCAGATATAACATTCTTCGTCTTTAGTATAAGCACTTTTTGCGCGGTCTCTAATGTATTTAATCTTATCACGCTTAAGCTTGCTCATACATATTTTTTCTTAAAATATTCTTTTTATTATTCGGAAATTATATCAAATATCCATCAAAATGTCAAGAGGTATTTTTCGGTGGTCATATTTAAAATGTAATCATAGAAGCAACAAATGTATACAAAGCGTAGCGTAAAGCATCTGACATATGGGAAGCCATGTTATGCACAGGTTTTTCTGTTAATAGGTTTTCATTTGGATTCCACTGATATTGGTCTAAAGCCATTAATGAGTGGTCGCATCTTTGATCTACTATTAATCTATTGTTATCTACTATAGTAGCTACTGCAGCTATCCCATCTAGTACAGACTTAGTAGCATTTATAGTACTAATATCGTATTCTTGTGCTAAATCAAACCTCATTTGTTGTGCTGCTGAATCAATGTAAATAGCATCAATATCCCATTTCTCTATAAGTTTTCTAATTTCTACGGCGTGTTGTTCTGTAGTTTTTTCAGCTTCCATATATTCATCTAAAATATAGTACTTCTCAGAATCCCAATCAAAGCCAATTACACAGAAAGCAGTTGGGTCACGATAACCTACATCTAGTCCCGCAAAAATATCCATTTTAGAGGTGTCTAATTCTTCTAAATTAGCTACACATTCTTCATAATTAAAGTCCCATATCTGACCATCAAACGTATTAAAAGAAGCTAAGTATTCTTGTTCAAATTCAGCTTTAGACATAGTACGTCTGGCTTCTTCGATATCTATTTCACTAATTCTTGGATTTTCATGATAAGTAGCTTTTATAGATATCCAGTTTTCGTATTCGTCATTGAATCCTCTATCATAAAATTCAGCAAACCAATTGTTGCGTCCACGAGGAGTAGATATGAAAATACTTTTACTATTGGGTTTATCTAAGGTTGGGCGAAGTGCGATATTAAACGCATCTTTACCTGCATGACTTAACGCCGCTTCATCAAATACAATAAGATCATAGCTGCGGCCAACAGTACTATCAACTTGATTGACTGATCCCATTCTAATAGTGCTTCCATTTGTTAATTCTATTATTTTGTCCTTTGCATTATCTCTAGTTACTTCTAGATCAAAGTGTTTAATTAAGTTTCTTTGTAAATCAAATGAAATCTGAGATAGAGCGTAATTAGGACTAATAATTAGTACATTGGCTCCTGGAACTAACGCTACTAGTTGCCCTATGATATTTGATATATATGTTTTGCCTTGTCGTCTAGATAGGGCTGCGACAATAAAACGGTATTGTGGATTATTAACAGCATTAATTAATGCTATTTGAGAGTTTATAGGATTTATACCTAGAAGTTCTAAGTATTGAGATATAGGAAGTTTTATAAATCTTTCCGCTTTAGG